AAAAGATGATTCTTGACCATCGACACTTGTTCCAGTAGTTGTTCTAATTGATGCCTGTACACCCGTCGTAGCACCATTTACTCCTGTTGGAGTTAGAACATCATATCGAGGAACTATGGCACCATACAATATATTCTGAGATGCTTTGACATTAGATCCACCCACAAACGATTCAGTGTTAAATGATAATTGTGGAACACCTTCAATATCAGGTGATCCAGATCTATCTTTTCCATATAATGATGATCTATCAAAAGTAACATGGTAGTGGTCAAGTCCTATCGAATCACTAATTGATGTATCTGCTACCTCCAATCTTCTTATAGAAACTCCACCTACTTCATGTTTTTTAACAACAGCATTAATGTTATGCTCAATTACAATTGTGCCATCAACTCCTCTTTGCTTGTTAGATCCAGATCCAATATTTAATACTCCAGTGCCGACTGATTGATAACCAATAATTTCAGTTCCGATCTTTACATAACCTATATTTGTAGAACTAACTGGAATACCTTCAAAATTAACAAATTGACTTGTTGATGCAACACTTATGACATTTGTTTCAGTTCTGGAAAGTTTAGAACTTAATGTTGTTGAATCTACATCTGATTCTATATTGGTAAGTTCAACTTTATTAGTTGAAGAGTACATTCCATGGTTAAAGTGATTTACTTTTATCACATTGCCATCGTTTACACCACCATCAAAACTTCTAGATAATATCTGACCTGAAACTGTTCCACCTGGTGTTGTTGTATCTGTATCTCTGAAGAACTTAATTGGAATATTACTATTTGGATTGAATGATGATGCGCTAGCTTGTATATTAGTTAAGAACAATGTATCAATACCCTCTGTGGCATCAATTGTTATTTGTCCACCTGAACCCTGATCACCAGCAGTGCTTGTAACAATACCAACTACATCTCCAACTTGATATCCATTTCCTGGTGCAACTACCGAAATGCTTGAACCCACCTTTCCAGAAGATGTATCTAAATTAAGTTTAAGACCAGATCCTTTACCAGTGATTGCAAATGTATCCACACTGTTAGTATCGGTAGCAGTAGTTGAGTAATTACTTCCTGCAGTTAACAAACCAACAGTTTTAACTGTGCTTCCTGTTCCTGTTATCACAGCAGTGCTACTGTTAAATGAAGCAGATATTTTTCTACCTGCTACTAATTTAGAAATAGTATTAGCATCAAAATTAGTTGTGATTCCAATTGTTCCTGTCTTTGGTAGAGTTAGAATTGGATTATCCAATAACTTAGAAACATACCCATTACTATCATTCAAATCAGGATTATTAAAGAATACTGATCCAGATTGTGATGTAAATTTGGCTTTGTATATTTTAAATGTTATGTCTTGTGTTTGATCTTCTGTCCAAAGTGCACCATTTTGAGATTTAAATATTGCACCTGCACCATATTGTGTGTTATAGAATAATGATGCTCCAGAGTCAACACCTTGAATTGTATCTGGATTGACTGCTATCTTACCATGTCTTCCTGTCCATACCGTGTATGCAGTGCTTTCTGGTGCAACTAAAACAAAAGAATAAGATTTACCAGGTGCCAAATAAATTGGTTCTGGAAAAGTAAATTTAGTTGCCTTACTCGCAGATTCAGGATCTGCTTCAATTAATGCAACTTCATTTCCATTACTGTCAGTACCTTTTGGTTTTAATGTTTTACTACTACCAATTGTTGTTGTTGAAGGTCTTGCATCTGCAATCGTAGATCTAATTTCACAACGAATTGTACTGTTTGTAAGAGTATCAACAGTTGCAAAATAAACCTCAACTGCTGTTACAAAAATACCATTTAGATCGTTATTTGCATTAACAGCACTTGGTGCTAAAACATTTCCACCCACAACAAATGTTTGAGCTAATGGATCTGTATATTCAATATCACCATCAACCTTAAATGTCACAGTGTTTGTTGTAACAGTAACTGTATCTTGCCATTCTTCAATTGTACCGAGAGCAGAGTATTTTGTTTTGGCAAATACAACTCCAAATTTTTGTGCTGGTTCTACATTTTCATTTTTTGGACTTGTTGTTATTTTAAATTCTTTTACACCACTTTGTATTTTTACACTAGGAGCAGGTTGTGAATGAGGGTCACGAATAAAACATGAACCTATTAACTCTCCATACGCATCTGTAATTAATCTTAAATTTTTCACATACGCAGTTGCACCACTCTCTTGACCAACTAGTTGTGAATTTTTTTCAACATATCCAAAATATTGACCTTGTGCCTCTTCTGATAGAGATTTAGTATCTACGTTTAAGACAGTAGATGTTGGACTATATTTCTGAGGAATTTTAGTCACACCAGAAGTATATGGATTATTAAAATAAACCTCAGTGGGATTATTAAATTTACCAGCTTTATGGTCAGGTTGACAAACTCTAAATTTCATTATCACATTACCCTGTCCATCTAACGCATGAACTTCTTCACCAATGTTAAATTGTCCATTTGATCCAGATTCATCACCATTTAGTGTTGGTGTAATTTCAAGTAATTTTGGAATTATATCAATTATTTTTTGTCCATCAATGAATAAAAATGTTTCAGCAAAATCTACAAATCCCTCAGAAATAAATTGTATATTTCTTGATCTCATAAAGTCATCAGTATTTCCAGATGATACTAAATTATTTTGAATTGTTGTGTCAGGATCACTAAATGTTTTTTGACCATCTCCTGATCTGTTTAGATCAATTTTTCCTACCTGAAACTTACCTCTTTTACCTAAATTCACAGAGGATGGTGCTTCATCTAGGAAATTCATATTAATGGTTTTAACAGTATTTTTTCCTGTTTGTTGAATTAACTGATTAGGAAGTTGAACTGTCCTTGTCCAAGTATCATTTTGAGGATCTAATTCAACTTTACCTAAGAATACTGGTAACTCATATGGATTAACATTTATAGTCTCTGTTGCATATGGTTGAGATAAAAATTCTACTTCTTCATAATTTAAAGTTACCACATTACCTGTCTTTTTAACATTTGAGTCAAATAATTCAAAATCAGTATTAAAATCTAAATCAGAACTAATAGTCGTTTGTGCTGGTGTTAATTGGGATGCTAATGTATCCCTTGTTCTAAATGGTATTAATTCTTGAGCTTGTGGATTAACTTGTATTGATGATAAGTTAGTGTTAATAAAATTATAATTTTTAAATGGATCTACAAAAAATCCAGTTTTAAATCTATTTCTACCCTCTTCATCTTGAATTTGTAAAGTTTGTGCACTAACCTCTAAAAGAGATAAAGTAGTGGTCTCCTCTAAATTAGTAACTCGATCTTCAATATCACCAATATCTCTCATGGTGAATCTTCGATTATCAACTAGTGTCAATACCGCATCTTGAGTGTTATACAAATATGCTGGTAGACCAATAGATGCTAACTCCATCAACTCTCCAACTTTTGTTGGTGGTTTTGGATCAATTGATGGTGTTCCTTTTTCATAGATAAAATCACCAAATTTATTTAAGTAAACTTTATCAATTCTAGGTAGGTAGTGTTCAAAACTAACAATTGAACTTTCATTTGGTGATAGATATCTTAAAACAGCATTTCCACTAAAATCTCTTTTTCTAAATTCAAAAGGTGATCCAGTATCAGTAGATGGATCATATACAGAAACTCTAGGTCTGAAATCAAAAGTATCAGATGCTCTTACATTTAAACTACCAATTGTTGGAATATCTTTTGAAAACCTATCTTGGTTATAACTAGAAACTGTAAACACATCACCATCATCATCAACAGGAACAGAATAGTAATCAAATACAATTAATAATTGTCTATTTGGTTCGGGAACATTTTTATTTCTAACTAATCTTGAGTAATCATAATACTCATCTTTTTGACCCTTATCTAAGGTGAATGAGTTTGTAATATTTTTATATAATCCTATTTCAATAGATTCAATTTCTGTCTTAATATTTGACTCTGAAAACCTAACAGAATCTCCAGCATTAAATTTACCTGATGTAAGATAAACTATTTCTAATGTGTTAGATGATGGTTTGGCAACGACTCTTGCATTAATTTTATTATCAACACCAATTATATTTTCACCTATAACTGCATTAGTTGATACGTCAACTGTGCTTGTAAATACTAATTTATCTAGTGTAGGAGCACTCGTATTTGTAGATTCATAAACAGCTAAAAATTTAATTACATCAGGATAGTTTAAGGAAATCTCCTCGTCCTGAACTCTCAATCCATATCTAGAATCAAAGATAAGACCATCCGAAATTGCAGATACACCAGCACCAACTGCAACATCTCCCGATATAGATTTTCTTGATTTGGTTACATTTATTTTTTGACTACGGTTATAAACTTTTAATTTAGATTTAACCTTTGTTTTTGTTAGAGTAACATTAATAAATTTGTTTCCATCACTTATTGTGGAAATTCCAATCGAATTACTATTATAAGTAAATCTATCATTAGTTATTTTTAGTGGTGATGAATCTGAATCAAAAATTGAATATCTATCTTGATCAAATGTTTCGAATATAGAATCTGGTACATCAGTATTTGCAGTAGTAACTGTTAATGAACCGTTAGCAGCTGCTAATGCAGTAGTCACATGTTTGGTAATTTTTAATGTGGAATCTGTTAAATCGACACTCGATACATCAGAGTTCGGTAACTGTGCGAATAATGTTCCTGAACCTCTGACAATTGGTGCACCTAAGAATATTGGGACAGATATTGAACCTTCTGTAACAGGAGTACCTTCATACACACCAGCAACTCCTGAAGATATTGATGTAAGTCCTATATTAGTTCCACCAGCACCAACAGATATAACTTTGTTGTAGGTTTCTGTACTAAATCCAGGTTTTGCATATCTAACTAACGATCCAACTTTAACACCTGAAAATTGTTTGCCTGGTGATGTTAGTGTGCAAGTGTTAGCATTTACAGGAGTAATAATACCATTTGATATATTATTTGGAAAATTAAATCTTTCAACTACAGAATCTGCTTCAAAATTACTTCCACTTCTAACAGATTTTATACTTTGTGTAGTATATTCCGTTACAATTCCAATAGTTCTCGGAAAATCTACACCATTAATTTGTATTTGTTCTCCCTTCGAAAATTTTCCAGAGGTTTGATTAACTGATACTACTTTGGAACCACCACCATCTTTAACAGAAAAACCACTAGCACCACTATTTTTACCTTTTACAAAAGATCCAATTGGTAATTCTGATGTGCTAATCTCTTTATTGATAAACAAATCAGTGTTTGTTTGTATATCAAATAATCTTAACTCCCATCTTGTGGTTGCATCTTCATATGAACTATCTTCTAAATTAAATGAGTATGCTCTTGCACTTCCTATATTTGTACCTGCACCATTAAAATTGTCAAATAATTTTATAATATCTCCTTGATCTATAACTCCCTTAGTGACATTGTTTAATTTTAAAATATTTCCCATCTCAAATCCGATGCCAATATCACTTCTTATACCTACATCTCTTGGTTTATCAACATCAATAATGGTTGTTCCTACTTTTTCGATATCATATCCTCTCACATAAGCTTCACCAGCAGATAATTTTAAACACATCAAATCATCAGAGGGTGTATTTTCTTGATCTGTTATATCATCTTCAAAAAATAAACCATTATTACCGAGATTATCATTCAATGAGTTAAATAAACCCATTTTAAATGGTTCTACACTATAATCTCCAGACTCATCAAACGTTCTTTCTGCTATCCAATCTCGTATTTTATTATAATCACTCTTCGTATTCATCACTTTTATTTTACCTTCATCAACTCTCATGAGTTCGATAAAGTTTGTATCATTCTTATCTGATAATAGTTTTTTACTTAAAATTAATTCTATCTTAAGTCTATCTGCACCAGGTGCAGCAAAGTTAGTAAATCCTTTGGCGTTATCGAATAAAGTATTATCCTCTTTTGCATTAACAAGAGTTTCATTTATTTGTAATCCTACTCTATAAGAAGGATTATTTGTGTAGTTATCTAAAATTATTGTCTGATCTGAAACATTGACAAAAAATCCTCTAACAAAATATACTCCTTTCGAAATAAAAGCAGCAGATCCTACTGAGGTCGCATCTTCTGAAATCAAAGAAGCAAAAGGAGTTCCAGCAGTTATTGTTGTATTACCATATACAACATTTTCAGTTGATGTGAGTGATTCACCATCAGTAAATGAGTTAAATTTTAGATTATTATCTGAACTTAGATATGTCACATATAAAGTAACATCAGTGACATTTGCTTGATCAGGAAGTGAAACAAATTTAACAACAGCTTCTATACCAGATTCACTACCTATAATTCTTTTACCAAGATAATTTTTAATATAAACAGATATATCAACATTTAAGTTCAAACTGTTTAATTTGACTGCATTATATTGGTTATCAAATGCAATGCCACCTGGTATTACAACTGACCCATCTTTGAATATATGATCACCAAACTTTTCTACTTGATTCTGTAATATTGATTGCTGAGTTGTTAATTCCCTAGCTTGTACTGGAAATCCAGGTTTATACAAAACTCTATGAAAATTCTTTTCACTATCAAAATCATCATAGTATGGACTTGAATTTAAATTAATTTTTTGTGACATTTTGTTTAGAATTCCAGAATAATTTTAACGTCTTCTTTTTGTCTGATGTCTCTTTCAACTTCTGTTCGATTATCGATGTAAATAATATCACCAGTCTTTTTATTTATTTCAGAATTAGCTAGACCATTTGTAAAGTCAACTCCCAAATTTATATTTTTATTACTAATAGTTGTAGATATTCCAGAAAAATTAGTGTCTATTGAGACATCTTCAGATGATATACCACTAGTAAATTGAATATTATTATCACTTGATTCAAATGAAAGAACCTTTGCTCTCGATTTAACACCAGCACCATAATCTTGAGTATCATAAGTAGTTTGATTTAAATTTAAACTTCGATCTTGAATGTATTTTAGAACAAAGGTATCACTATCATATGAAGCCACTATACCTCTGGCTGTGCCATCTGTAACAGTTTGTGCTATTCCTGCACCGATAAAGTTACTTGGATCATTAAAAATTGGAGATTGAGTAAGTTTTATAGAAAATAAAGATGAAAATTGAGATTCAGTATATAAATTAGAGGTTCCAAACTTATTTGGATTTTTAATAATTCCAACTTGAGCAAAGTGCGTATCAACTGGAAAATCTTTGGTTGAATCATCAAATCTTGAATAAACTAAAACTTTATCAGCACCAAGTTCTGTGTAAATATCAGAACCATGACCCTTAGAGGGTGGTATAATTGGTATTAAATTTGCAGGTGTATTGGGAGTTCCAAAATTAGATAAATCAACCATACCAAAGGTATATCCTGATCCACCAGCAGTAACTATTATGTCAGATATTTCACCATCAGTAACTGTTACCTGACATTTTGCTCCTTCACCATCACCAAGAATATCACATTCAACTGGATCGGTATCTGTGTACCCAGATCCTTTATTTTTTATGAAAACCTTTTTAATTTGATTCTTGTTTATATTAGAATCTCCTGCTTCTCTGACTGCTTGTATTTGAGCATCAGTTGTGGTTAACCAATCATTAGGTAAAACAATATATTCAGTTGAGTCGAATTTTATTACGTCACTTGGTGAAACTGTAAATAAGTATTTCCATGTGTAAGGATCTCCAACACCTGGTGATGCTGGTTGTAAATCCGTAAAGGTAGGTTCAATTTGTGTTTGTTTTCCCTTTGCATCAGTGCTATCTGGGGCACCAGATCCTCCATTATCTATACAGATATAGACTTTGAACTCAGAGGTAATCACATAGAAATTTGATCTATATAAACTTCCAGATTTTGAATTTGGGGATAGATTACTAGTGCTATAATCATGACGATACATATCATATCTCTCATTAGCAATCCAAGAATGTTTTTTTACAACTCTTCGAATGTTAGATGAATTAATCTTTTTACCAAATAATGATGTATCACGATAATGTGTAAGATATTCTAAATTATCAACTGGATTTGGTGTGGATGTATTCCAATTGGATGATCTACCAAAACCTACAGTATCTCCTATACCTAGAGGATTTGGTAAACCTAAAAATACATAATAAGAATTATTAGAATCCAATACAGAATCTACAAAATTACCTGCGTTTGTTATTCTAAACTGATCTGTTACTACTGCGGGCATATTAATAGTTTTTTAGATATTTATACAACATTTGTTAAGTTATCATTATTCTGCTAATATAGAACCAGTTTGTTCAAAGGTATCTTCACCACCAGTTCTTTTAAATATTGGAAAAGTTGATATTCCTGTTGATATTATTGATTCTACATTAAGACCTGTTACACCTATTGATATTGGATTTGATCCTCTGGTTAAATTTTTAACAACTCCAACTGAATATTTACCAACAGGGAATCTATCTGTTCCAGATGAGGATATACCAGTTGTAATTGTATTTGATTTTATCAAACATGTTACTATGCCAGTTCCAGATGCAGTGTCATTTACAGACTCAACAATATAAACATTGTCAACAAATGAACCACCAATACCCACAGTATGAGTATCGTTTCCATCATTGTTAATTGATGTCACACCAGTTCCAACACGAGTATCAAAAATATAAATTGGTTTTCCCACCTCAATAGGACTTGCTGTTTCAAATTGTGTTCGATTAGCACCTTCACGTCTAAGTGAAAATTTAATTCCTAATTTTGATGATGATGTCGTTGTTGTTCCAATACCAGTTACTACCCCTACGTTACTTTGAATATCGGCACTTACAACTGAGTTAGATTTATATGTGATATTTTCATAAGGGAATGGTGGTTTTTCGATAATTAATTGAGGTGGATTTGTGTTTGTATAACCAGAACCTGCATTTGTAATTGTGGTGGATGTAACTGAACCATTATTGACAGTAGCAGTAGCACTGGCAGTTATGCCAACACCAACTGGTGGTGCAATGTGTATAGAAGGAGCAGATATATAACCAGAACCACCTTCGGAAATTGTAATAGCACTGATTGTACCAGCAGTTGATACTGTACATGTTGCAGCAGATCCTATTTTTAATGATGGATCTGTAAATAGGGAGAATGATAAATCAGGTGTAGCATTGTTTTCAAACTCATACTTAAATAAATCAGCATTATCAACATAAATTTGAGTATCTCCTGTTTTTACATCACCAATAACCTTAGACACAGGGGTTATTCTTGGTTCAATACTGACTCTTTTCTTCGAAACAGGACTCTTATTAATAATTTTATCTACTTTTTGTTTAATGAGATTAAGTGGTCTATTTACCGTAGAATTAACACCCTGAAGTAAGTATGGATTTGTTTCTAATTTTTTTGATGTATTCAAACTAAATACAGTTCTCTTACCCTGTGCCTCAACTCCAGATCCTTGAGTTATTTGAATTTCATCTCCTGGTTCAATGGTTAATTTTTCTTTTAAATTAATCACTGAATCTTGACCTTGTGTGCCTTTGTAAAATAGAATTGTAATATCATCTTCAGGTATGGGTGCTTCAATAAAACTGATTATATTTCCACCAACTATTGTATATGCTGTAGTTGGATCCTGAATTACTCCATTTATAACAACTAAAAATAGATTTTCCTTTTTAACACTAGCATTCAATGTATTTTCATTAAGTTCAAAACTAATTAATTGATTATTAAGAAGGAGATTAAATGCAGTCTTTTCTCCATCTTGCAAATCTTTTATAGAATCTATATAATCAAAATCACCAAACTGCCATAAAGCAAAAGAATCATTGTAAATTTTATCTATAGTTAATGTTGA